GAAGAAGCTGTGGAAGACAACCTGTACGACAGTCTGTCTGCCCGCTACACCAAGTCGCTGGCTCGTGCTATGGCCTACACCAAGCAGGTCAAGGCTGCTGCCGTTCTGAACAACGGCTTCACCGCTGGCTACAACGGTGGCGACGGCGTTCCGCTGTTCTCTACCGCTCACCCGCTGGTTTCTGGTGGCACCAACGCCAACACCCCGTCTACCCAAGCTGACCTGAACGAGACTTCTCTGGAAGCCGCCGTGATTCAGATCGCTGCTTGGACCGATGAACGTGGCCTGCTGATCGCCGCCAAGCCCAAGAAGCTGGTTGTTCCCCCGGCTCTGATGTTCACGGCCAAGCGCCTGCTGGACACTGAGCTGCGTGTTTCCACCGCCGATAACGACATCAACGCTATCAAGCAGATGGGCGCTATCCCCGAGGGTTACACCGTCAACCACTTCCTGACCGACAGCAACGCTTGGTTCCTGACCACCGACGTGCCCAACGGCATGAAGCACTTCGTTCGCACCCCGCTGAGCCAGTCCATGGACGGCGACTTTGATACCGGCAACGTCCGTTACAAGGCCCGCGAGCGTTACAGCTTTGGCTGGTCTGATCCCCTCGGCATGTGGGGTTCTTCCGGTTCGACCTAAATCGTCCGGAAAACTAGAAAAAGGGGCCTTGTGCCCCTTTTTCTTTTGGTATATATTGCTTTAAACCCGGGGTCCCCGGCGTTCTGACAGTCCCGGCTGACGACATGCAGACAGAGCGCTAAAACGAATACTCGCATGTGAGGAATCTCATGGCTAACACCACTTTCAACGGGCCGGTTCGTTCCCAGAACGGCTTCCAGTCCATCACCATCAACGCCACCACTGGCGCTACCACCGTCAACGCTTCTTTCGGCAAGGCTGCCGTTGTGGGCACCCAATCCCTGTCGGGTGCTGGCGCAGTTGACGTTACCAACTCTTTCACTGCTCTGACCACCACTGGCTCTGCGCAGGCTCTGACTCTGGCTAACGGTACTGTTGGTCAACTCAAGATCATCACCCACGTCGTGGATGGTGGCTCCGCTGTTCTGACCCCCACTACCAAGATCGGCTTCTCCACCATCACTTTCACCAACGTTGGCGAGTCCGCCATGCTGGTGTACACCGCTGCTGGCTGGGCAATCGTTGCGCTGAACGGCGCTGTCGCCGCCTAATAGGAGCCGTCCATGACGATGCAAACCGATGTCAAAGCGCTATCGCTTGCGGCATCCGGTGCGGTGACCGATACCCGTGCCCGAGTGCGCGGGTTCATCATCGAGCCCGGAGTGTCTGCGGGTAGCGTCGTCTTCAAGGACGGTGGCGCTAGCGGCACTACGCTGTTCACGGTCAACACGCTGGCTGGCGGCGAGACTTTCAACAGTCTCATGCCTGCTGAGGGCGTGCTGTTCCAGACTTCTATGTACGTGGCGCTGTCAAACGCGAAGATCACGGTGTTTTATGCCTAAGTCTCCAGCATGGCAAAGAGCAGAGGGCAAGAATCCCAAGGGCGGCCTCAACGCCAAGGGCCGCGCCTCTGCGAAGGCCCAAGGTATGAACCTGAAGCCCCCTGCGCCAAAGCCGAAGACAAAGGAAGACGCCGGACGCCGCGCCTCTTTCTGTGCGCGGATGAGTGGTATGAAGAAGAAACTCACTTCGTCCAAGACCGCGAACGACCCAAACTCCCGGATTAACAAGAGCCTCAGGGCTTGGAACTGCTGATATGACGCAGCATCAGGATACGATCAAGCACACGATGGACATCATCTCGGTGTTTGCCGCGATTGGGTCGTTTTTGCAGCTTCTTACGCCGTTGTTTGGTTTGATCGGTGCAATTTGGACTTTGATGCGCATCGCGGAGATGTTTGCTGGTAAGCCTTTTGCCGAGATCATTGGTAGGAAGAAAGCCAATAATGCCGAGCACCAGTAAAAAGCAACACAATCTGATGGCTATGGTGGCCAATAACCCCGCCAAAGCCAAGCAGCTTGGAATTCCCCAGTCCGTTGGGGAGGAGTTCATGAAAGCGGACAAAGGCCTGAAGTTTGGCAACGGCCCTCGCCAACGACCCGATCTTCAGAAAGTTGGTAGTTCTAAAACCGAGCACGGCAAATCCGAGCTATTTTCAAGAGGTGGTGAAATGAAAGAATCCAAAGCTATGGCCAAAAAAGAAATCTCGTTCATGCAGAAGAAGGGCGCGCCCGCTTCCATGATTAAGCACGAGAAGGCTGAGTACGGCATGAAAAAAGGCGGCGGCGTCAAAAAAATGGCTACTGGTGGCATCACCACCGCCAAAATGGGTGCCGTGAAGACCGCTGCTCCCAGCCGCGACGGCGTTGCTTCCAAGGGCAAGACCCGTGGCATGCAAGTCAAAATGTCCGGCTCCAAGCCGCTGGGCATGAAAAAAGGCGGGAAGTGCTAAATGGCTCGCCCTACGCCTCAAGAAATTCAGGACATCCGGGATCAGGCCAAGATTGACGCGGCCTACGAAAAATCTCTCCGGATGACTGAGCCCGCGCCCGCCGCAAAACCGGCTGCTTCCGCAGCATCTGGGGCCAAGAAGATGGCCAAAGGTGGCTCTGCTTCCAGCCGCGCCGATGGTTGCGCCTGCAAAGGTAAGACCCGGGGCAAGATCGTCTAAGGGTAAATCATGGCCACTCGCGCAGAAGTACGAAACACTCGGTGGAGCAACCTGCCGGATATGAACGAGGACGTTGTCTCTCGTAGTACCGAAGATGTTGGTAAGGTCCGCAAGGGTATGAACCCCCCTGCTACTGCCAAAGGCGCTGCCCGGGAAGTTGTGCGGGAGGCCGGTCGCCGAGCCGCTGTGCGCTTGGCCTCTCGTGCTGGTCTGGGTGCTTCGGCTCTGCAGGGTGGCTATGACCTTGGCCGTGAAATCGACGAGCGTACTGGCGCTGGCAAGAAGCTTGTGGACGAGTCTGGCCTCGGTGCCGCAGCCGAGCGCGCAGTCAATAGGCGGGATAAGGTTACCCTGACTCGTGGCGCTCGTGAGCGCCTTGAGGATATGGAAGACGCCGAGATTGCCCGTAAAGTTGACGAAGAAATGGCGGCCGAAAAAGCTGCTAAACGCGAAGGCTCCGAGTACAAAAAGGGCGGCAAAGCCAAAGGTTGGGGCCAAGCTCGCGGCGCTCGTGCCGCCAAGGTGTATTAATCATGATGGCTAGCCGTGGGATGGGGGCTATTAGCCCCTCTAAGATGCCAAAGGCTAAGACGATCACCCGCAAGGATAATCCGAACGAGGTCGAGATGTACGCCAAGGGCGGGGAAGTGTGGGACACTTCCAATCCGGCTAAGAAGTCGAAGCCACTGAGCCCGGGCAAAAAGGCTGCGGCTAAGCGCGCAGCCAAAGCGGCTGGCCGCCCGTACCCTAATCTTATCGACAACATGCGTGCTGCAAGGAGCAAATGATGGCTGAAAAGTGGATTCAAAAAGCGATCAAGAAACCCGGTGCCCTTCGCTCCGCTCTTGGCGTTAAAGAGGGTAAGCCCATACCCGCGAAAAAGCTGGCTGCTGCGGCTAAGAAGCCCGGCAAGATGGGCCAGCGCGCTCGTCTGGCTGAAACTCTTAAGAAGATGAAGTAATGGCTACCTCCGGAACCGCAACTTTCAACCTCGATCTCGTCGAGATCGTCGAGGAGGCTTTTGAGCGTTGTGGCTCGGAGATGCGTACGGGCTACGATCTAAAGACGGCACGCCGTTCGCTCAACCTCATGTTTGCCGACTGGGCAAACCGTGGCATCAATATGTGGACGTTTGAACAAGGTACTGTGAACCTTGTTGCCGGACAAGCCACCTATGAGCTTCCTACCGACACCGTCGATCTGATCGAACACGTTATTCGGACTGGTGCTGGCTCCGCTTCTACTCAGGCTGACCTGACCATTACGCGTATCAGTGTTTCCACCTACGCTACTATTCCCAATAAGCTTGTTCAAGGGCGGCCGATCCAGATTTGGATTGAGCGGCTGGATCAGCCCCGGTTTACGGTTTGGCCAATCCCAGACGACACCCAGCCTTGGCAGCTTATCTACTGGCGACTGCGCCGTATTGACGACGCTGGTAGCGGTTCCAACACAATGGATATGCCGTTCCGCTTCATCCCGGCGATGATTGCTGGGCTGGCGTACTACATGTCTATGAAGATTCCCGGAGCCATCGACCGCATGCAGGTCTTGAAGGCCCAATACGATGAAGCGTGGGCGCTGGCGTCCGAAGAGGACCGGGAAAAGGCAGCGGTGCGTTTTGTGCCCCGTCAGCAGTTTATTGGTGGTACCTAATGGGTAACAGGTTTGCTTCTGGCAAAAAAGCAATCTCGCAGTGTGATCGCTGCGGGCAACGCTATTTGCTGAAGACCCTTAAACGCGAAGTCATCAAAGGTCGTAACTTTGATCTACTCGTGTGCAAAGAGTGCTGGGACCCTGACCATCCGCAGTTGCACCTTGGGGAGTTTCCGGTTGATGACCCTCAGGGGCTCCGCAATCCGCGCCCTGACAATACGTACCAAATCGCTGGTTCGGGTGCAGATGGGTACCTCACGGGCGGCAGCCGAGTCATCCAGTGGGGGTGGAACCCTGTTGGCGGATCGTCATTTTTTGACGCACTTTTAACGCCCAATAACTTGGTTTCTACCGTACAAATCGGTACAGTTACGGTTACAACGACGTAAGGAGTCGAGCATGAACGAAAAGAAAGTCGCTGCCGCTGCCGTGCACAAGCACGAGAAGGCTATGCACCCGGGTAAGCCCCTGACCAAGATGCGTGCTGGCGGTAAGACCAACAGCGATATGCTGAAGATGGGCCGCAATCTGGCTAAGATTGCCAATCAGAAGTCTCCCGGCCGAAAGGGCTAATCATGGCTACGTACCGTAACCCCACCTACAAGCCGCTGCAAGAGGCTGGTACTTCGGACAACAAGGCGTATCTCAAGAGCGCCAACGTGTCTGTGGCCAACACTCGCAGTGGCGATTACCCCGGCGTTAAGACGGACGGTATCAAGATTCGTGGTACTGGCGCGGCCACCAAAGGTGTCAAAGCTCGCGGCCCCATGGCTTGAGGTTTGAATGAACTACGCCCAGCTTGTAGCCGCCATCCAGCTGTACACGGAAAACCAATTTCCGAACGTACAGCTTGCCAGTGGTACGGAGATTACGTACCTTGAGCAGATCAACCTGTTTATTAAGCAGGCTGAGCAGCGCATCTACAACTCGGTGCAGTTTCCCGCGCAGCGCAAGAACGTCACTGGCACAACGACTCCAAGCAATCCGTACTTGGCGTGCCCGTCAGACATGCTGGCGGTGTATTCGATGGCCGTCGTTGACGGTGCGGGCAACTACGAGTACTTGCTCAACAAGGATGTGAACTTCATCCGGCAGGCATACACGAGCCCGACGGACACGGCAATCCCGAAGTACTACGCGCTGTTTGGGCCATTTACCGTTGGCTCCCCGATCACCGTAACCACGGACAACACGTCGTTCATCCTCGGCCCTACGCCCGATGCGGCGTACGATGTTGAGTTGCACTATTACTGCTATCCCGAGTCCATCACGGACGCTGCTGATGGCCGTACGTGGCTTGGCGATAACTTTGAATCAGTCTTGTTGTACGGCTCTCTCGTAGAGGCGTACACCTTTATGAAGGGTGAGCAAGACATGATTACGTTGTACGACACTAAGTACAAGGAAGCGCTGGCCATGGCGAAACGACTGGGCGACGGGTTGGATCGCAGCGACGCGTACCGTAGTGGCCAGACTCGCGTACCGCCCCTGCCCCAAAACAACGGGGTGCAGTAATGGCCTTTACTGGAAACGCCACTTGTGCCCCGTTCAAGCTCGCGGGATTCAACGGCAACATCGACTTCAACACGGACACGCTGTACATCGCGCTGTATACCAACGCGGCTACGCTGGATGCCAACACGACTGCATACACGACAGTGGGTGAGGTCGTAGCTTCTGGCTACACCGCTGGAGGACAGGCTTTGACGGTTTCGACCCCTGTCTACGAAAATGGCGTGGCGTACGCGACCTTCCAAAATGTGACGTGGACTGCGGCTTTTACTGCGCGCGGCGCGCTAATCTACAAGCCCGGTGCCAACGGGGCGATCTGCGTGTTGGACTTTGGCTCTGATAAAACATCCACGACTTCGTTCACGGTGCAGTTTCCGGCTGCGACAGCCAGCAGCGCCATCATCCGTATTTCCTAAGGAACAATCATGCTTGAGGTTTCTAAATCCGTTGACCAAGTAGTCGCTGGTCTTACCGTACGCCCCGACTCCGTTGAAGGCGCGGGCGGTGGCGGCGTGTTTCACATCCAGTGCTTTGACGCCAACGGCAATCTGAAGTGGGAAGACACCGCACACAACCTCGTCGTTAACGAGGGGTTGAAGGACATGAACGCCAAGTACTTCTCCGGAAGTACGTACACGGCCGCCTTCTATCTCGGCCTCGTTACTGGTCCCGGCGCAGGTGTTGTTTACGCTGCTGGCGACACGCTGGCTTCTCACGCTGGCTGGACGGAGTTCACCGCGTACAGCGGCTCGCGTAAGGCCGTCACGTTCGGCACCGCCTCCACTGCCAATCCGTCCGTTATTTCAAGTTCTGCCCCCGCCCAGTACACCGTTACGGGTTCTGGCGGCGTTGTGGCTGGTGCGTTCCTCTGCACTGTTGCCAGTGGCACTTCGGGTGTTTTGTTCTCGGAAGCCAATTTCCAGTCTCCGGGCGACCGCACCGTCGCGCTGAATGACACGCTTAACGTCAGCTACTCTTTCAGCTTGAGCGCCATCTAAGACATGTTCGGCTCCTCCTCGTTTGCCGCAGCGTCGTTTGCCACGTTGGGGGGCGGGGCGGCCGAAGTTGTCGCGACCATAAGCGAAGCCGCTGCGGCAGCGCACGCTGTTAGCGCCACAGTAGGTTTTGTTGGTGCTACGACTGCAGCGGCGTCTGGGGATATGACCACTTCTGTGCAAGTGGGTTTTGCCGTGTCAACGCTGCAATTTGCGCAGGGGGCTGTTGTAGCTTCTTCTCGCGCCGACCTCGTTGCTACAGCGGCAAACGCTGCCAGCGGAGTTGCTAGTGCTGTGGTGAACGCGTCAACGTTTAGCGCACCCGTTGCAGTTGCTGGGCGGGCGGCGGATACTACGTCCACAACTGTGAACATGAATGCGGCGGTTACGAGTACTGTGGTTGCTACGGATACGCCAACAGCGCGTTATCTGTGGGAGCTAATTAACGACTCGCAGGCTCCAGACTGGACTGAAATTAACGACTCGCAGATCCCCGACTGGAATGTAATCGACACCGAACCTTAAGACCATCATGGCCATTGTTGTAAAAGATCGGGTCCAAGAAGCGACCACCACTACCGGCACCAGCGACTTTGCTCTTGGCGGAGCGGTTCTTGGCTTTCAGTCGTTCGCTGCTATCGGTAACGGAAACACCACCTACTATGCTGCTACTGACAGCACTACTGGTACATGGGAAGTGGGTATCGGCACGTACAGCACCACCGGCCCTACGCTGACTCGGGACACAATTCTGGCGTCCAGCGCTGGCGGTGCTAAGGTGTCGTTTGCTGCGGGCACCAAGAGCGTGTTCTGCACGTACCCGTCCGAGAAGGCCATTTACGAGGAACCCGACGGCCAGACGCTGATTAACGCGGGCCCTATAACGGTTCTTGGCGCGGGCGTCACGGTCAACCCGTCGCTGGAAGCTGAACTCGGCAAGTTTGTTGGCAACGTCAACTCCTTTGGTCAGGTGTACAACCTGAACCAGAACGACGGCACCGATGCATCTGCCGACTTCGTCGTGTACAACGACCAGACCACTGACGGGTTCACGCACTTTACGGACATGGGGCTTAACAGCTCCAACTACTCCAGCGTTACATATCCAATCTTTACCCCCGGTTCTGGCTACGTCTTCCACCAAGGCGACCACTTCTTTATCGGCAACCAAACGACGGGAAAAGACCTAGTTCTGTTTGCTGGCGGCGTCACTAACGCTGACAAGGTCGCCACTTTCGACGGCACCACCAAGGCGCTTACCCTTCCCGCAGGTCTGACGACCACTGGCGCGGCTACGTTTCAGTCCACTGTTACGCTTTCTGGCAGCCCCACTTCCGGGCTCGAAGCCGCCACTAAAGACTACGTCGATAACGCCGTGTCTGCGGGCATTGATGTGCACACCCCGGTTCGGGTTGCACAGAGCACCAACCTCAACGCGACGTACAACAACGGTACGGCTGGTGTCGGGGCCACGCTGACCAACGCCGGTACCCAGACCGCGCTTACTGTCGATGGCGTGTCGCTTAGTGTCAACGACCGCGTGTTAGTTTTTGGGCAGACAACTGGCACGCAAAACGGTGTGTACACCGTGACTAACGTGGGTTCCGGTTCAACCAACTGGGTGTTGACTCGCGCCACTGACGCGGACACCTACGGTGTAAACAACCCGAACAAGCTGGATCAGGGTTCGTACTTCTACGTCACCGCAGGCTCTACGAACGCTGGCAATGCGTACATCTGTACCAACGTTGGCACCATCACGTTCGGCACGACTGCAATTACTTTCTCCCAGTTCACTGCTACGACGACCTTTGTTGGCGTTGCGCCGATCAACGTTTCGGGGCAAACCATTTCGCTGGTGGGCGCGGTTGGCGCGACCAATGGCGGCACAGACCAGACCACGGTTGCTACTGGTGACATCCTGTACGGCTCTGGTACCAACGCGTGGGGAAAGCTCGCTCTTGGCGCGGCGTACAAAACGCTGAGTGTTAACGGCAGCGGGACCAACGTCGAATGGAATGCGGTTGCACTGGACCAGTCTGCTGCGGTTTCTGGTGCGCTGGGCCCAGTTAACGGCGGTACCGGCCAGTTTGCGTATTCGACCGGCGACATGTTGTATGCCAATGCGACCAACTCTCTGGCCAAGCTGGCGGGCAACACCTCTACCACCACCAAGTTCCTGAGCCAAGTAGGCACCGGCAGCGCTTCGCAAGCACCTGTGTGGGCCCAGCCTGCGGCTTCTGACATTACCGGCCTTGCTGCTTCGGCAACCACCGACACCACCAACGCTTCCAACATCACCAGCGGCGCTCTGCCTGCTGGCCGTCTGTCTGGTAGCTACACGGGCATCACAGGTGTCGGCACTGTTGCGGCTGGCACTTGGCAAGGCTCCGCCGTTGGCGCAGCTTATGGTGGTACCGGCTTTTCGTCCTACACCGTTGGTGACCTGCTGTATGCAGACACCACTTCGTCGCTGGCCAAGCTGAACGATGTTGCGGTGGGCAACGCCCTCATTTCCGGCGGCGTTAGCGGGGCTCCGTCTTGGGGCAAGATTGGCCTGTCCACCCATGTCAGCGGCACTCTGGCAGTTGCCAACGGCGGCACTGGCGGCACGACTCAGGCTACCGCACAAGCTGCACTGGGTGTGCCTAGCACTACCGGTAGTGGCGCATCGGGTACGTGGGGCATCTCTGTTTCTGGCTCTGCAGCCACGCTGACCACCGGCCGCACCATCGGCATGACGGGCGATGTCACTTGGACCTCTGCCTCGTTCAACGGTTCTGCAGATGTCACCGGCACCTCCACACTGGCCAACACCGGGGTTACGGCGGGCTCTTACACCACAGCCAACATCACGGTTGACGCCAAGGGTCGCATTACTGCGGCTTCTAATGGTGCTGGCGGCGTTACCAGCTTCAACACGCGCACCGGCGCTGTTACGCTGACTTCTTCGGATGTCACCACCGCGCTAACTTACACCCCGCAAGCGTCTAATGCCAACCTCACGAGCCTATCAACTAATGGCGCGGGCACCGGTAATAGCCAGTTTGTTCAACGTGACAGCTCGGCCAAAGTTCCAATTGGAGCGACTTGGAAGGTGTATGAGTCGGCAGGTGTTCTGTATTTTGAAGTTAGTGGTGTAGCCAAGGCCAAGCTGGATGGATCCGGTAACTTCACCGTTGCAGGTAACGTTACGGCCTACGGCACGGTGTAATCATGACGCTGCCTTCTTCTGGCACCCTGACGATGGCGCAGATCAACGCCGAGTTTGGGCGTGGGAATAATCTGAACGCATATCGCGGGACTACTTGGTACACGGACGCCGGTAGCTCGGGTACGTTCCCTTCGGGGGCTATTGCATTCAGCGACTTCTACGGCAAGCGCCTTACCTCGCCCACTTTTTCGTTTTCGATCTCCAGCAACCAAAACAACGCCAACTTGCGCTCCCTCGCAGTTGCGGCGGGATGGAACCAGTCGAGCGCGGTTGTCGCCACGATCAATTCTGGTGTCTACATCAGCAGTACCAGCACCGGCGTCCCAGCGCTAACCGTCAACGGTTCGTTCCCCGGCGGAGTCCAGCTAACCAACAACGGCATCATTGTCGGTATGGGTGGTGGTGGCGGGAACGGCGGCAGTGGGTATACAGGCGGCGGTGGCACAGGTGGTACGGGCGGAGGCGCACTTTCTGTTTCGTCCGCGATCACAATTAACAATGCGGGAACAATCGCGGGCGGCGGCGGTGGCGGCGGTGGTGGTAGCGCTGGTTACGTGTCGAGCAAATCCGGCGACTATGGTTATGGCGGCGGTGGTGGCGGCGGTGGCCGATCTTCCGCTGCATCTAGCTCTCCCGGCGGCAGTGGCGGTGGCGGTGCTGGCGGCTCCAGCGGGTCTTCCGGCGGCGCAGGTACTGTTTCCGCCCCCGGTGGCGGTGGTTCTGGTGGCGCAAGCGTCGGGGGCATCGGAGGTGGCGGTGGCGGTTGGGGCGCGTCTGGATCGGCTGGTCAATCAAGAGACGGCCCCGGAGGCGGGAGCGGAGGCGGTGGCTACGCTGTTTTAGGCAACAGCAACGTTACTTGGACGGCGACGGGGACTCGCCTTGGAGCAATTTCATGAGCATTGAATACACCTACGAAGTCATTTCTGTGGACGCGCAGGCGCGCTGCATGGAAGTTGTCTACAAGGCCGAAGGGCATCAGACTATGCACGTCGGCGCGCGTCTCCCCTACGAAGGCGAGAGCCTTGAAGATGTCGTGCGCATGTTTGCTCCAGTGGCGTATTGGGAAGAGCAACAGCGGCCGGTCGTTGTGCCGCAAATTGGCGCTTCGGGGGTTGTCGCGCCCGTATCCCAACCCGCTGCGGCGCAACTCCAAGTGCTTGAGCTAAATGGCTAACGAACCTACGTTTATTCTGTACCGAGCTTTTGGCTGGGTGGTTGCCCGGTCACTGCGCCCGAACGGTAGTGTCACGCGTGTAACGATCGACGCCGACAAGCCGCGCGAGCAGGCCAACTATGTCACGCTTTTCACGCAAGGATTCTTGCGTAACAAGTGTTTGACCGACGACTTACCGGTTTTGGACCGCAGCCCGGGCACATTCAGCAAAGACCTGAAGCCTTACCGCGCAGGCGTATATGAACTGACGGCGGAGGGGGATGCTGTTTGGTGGTGTTTCGACAAGGCCAACAACAACGGGCAGATTCCTGACGTGGCCCCTATCGTCATGCAGCCGGGCGAGTCCAAACAGTTCGCTGCTGGAACTCGGCTACTGTTGTGCGAAGGTTCGGTGTACAAAGGCGATGAGGTTTTGTCTGGCCCTAAGGCCATCACGCTTACCGAAAATACAGCGCTTCTGGCCGGAGCCATCGTTTACGGGTTTGAGTTCTTATGAAGTTCTTGGTTCGTGCTTTCCTGCGGCTGCTCGAAAAGATGGGTCGCCACGAGGTGTTGGTGAACGCCGCTGGCAACATCTACTGGCATCGGTATTACATCTTCTACCGCGACCGCATGGACAATCCGCGCTGGGTGGACTATCTGCCCAACGCATACCTGCACATCTTCAATACGGATGAAGCGGATGGCGAGGATGTGCATGCGCACCCTTGGAGCACCGCCAGCCTAATGCTGCGCGGTTCGTACACCGAATCTATCCGCCGCCCCGGCTCTGAGGAACTCGTCGATAGGGAAACCAAGGCGGGCCGTTTCGCCCTTCTGAGCTACAAGGACTTCCACCGACTAGCTAAGGTTGAACTCGGCACTACGACGCTGTTCATGCACGGCTTCCGCCGCTCCACATGGCGCTTTGATGTGCGCAAGCACAAGGTGATCTGCGAGTACTGCCAGAAAGAGAACGGCGGTGTCTGCTACAAGAACGAGAAGGTGATGAACTTCACCGAGTACCTCGGGCGTGGCGATCCGCTGAATGAGTCGTTTAGCCGCAACCGCACGATGAAGTGGGCGACTTACGACGCCGAGTTCAAGAAGAAGCTCGATCGCCGGGTGGCCGCCGCCAAGCGTATTGGGCTTAAGCCCCCGGCCACCAAGCAAGAGGCGCGGGATATTCTTCGTGATGTGATGGTGCAGAGGGCCAAGAAGTGACGCTGTTTCAGCACACCTTCCTCAAGTTCCGTATCTCCGCCTTTGTGGCACTTGCGGCACTAGTGTATGCGATGACGCTGCACGCCGAGCCTTGGCAGTGGGCGGTGGGTGTGTTCGGCTACTTCGTGTACGGCTGCGTGGGGATCGTCGTCGGGTTTCACCGCTACCTCTCGCACCGCAGCTTCAAGATGCCGATGTGGAAAGAGCGGATTGTTGTCACGCTCGGTCACATGGCTGGCACCGCCAGCGCGATCTCTTGGGTCGCCAAGCACCTCGACCACCACCGCTTCTCGGACACCGAAAAGGACCCGCACACTCCGCACAACGGTATCTGGGGCATGCTGACTTTCGGGTACAAGTCCAAAGCCAGTGCCCGCAACAAGATGGTGCTCAGACTTGCGCGTGACCCGTACTACCGCGCGCTGCACAAATACTACTTCTTGTTGCACTTTGGTTGGATGGCAGCGCTATTTGCGGCGTTTGGGTTTGAGGGCGTGCTGTTTGGGCACCTCGTGCCTGTGGCCTTCGTATTCCTTGGCAGCGCCGCTTCTAACCTGCTGGGGCATACGATCGGGAAGCAGCGCTACGAGACCCACGACGACAGCACCAATAGCATGCTCGGCGCGATCCTGACTTGGGGTGAGGGTTGGCACAACAACCACCACCGGTACCCCAGCCGCCCCAACTCCGGGGAATACTGGTGGGAGATTGACATTGCTTGGTATGTGATTCGGCTGATCCGTGAGCGGAACCAACATGCCTGACCCGTATCCAAAAGCAGTAGAAACTTCTAAAATTCACGGCAATTCTGGAGCTAAGAAATGAGCACCTACTCCCCCAATCTGCGCATCGAACTCATCACTACCGGCACGCAAGCCGGTACGTGGGGCAACACGACGAACACCAACCTCGGCACGTTGATTGAAGATGCCATTTCTGGTTACACCACGGTCTCTGTCGCTTCGGCCAACCAAGCGCTGACGGCCATCAACGGAGCGGCAGACCAGTCGCGCAACATGTCGCTGGCGCTGACTACGAGCACCACGGCTGACTTCGCCGTTTATGCGCCCCCTGCCGAGAAGGTCTATGTGATCTACAACGCCTCGGCGTACACGGCCACGATCTACAACTCCACGGTGCTCGGCAACACAACCGCCGCAGGTACTGGCGTCGCTATCCCGGCCGGAAAGACCATGACGGTGTGGTCCGACGGGACCAACTTCAGCCTGCAGAACACGCACCTTATCGGCACCGTCGTCGGCAACGTGACGGGCAACGTGACGGGCAACGTGACGGGCGACTTGAACGGAAACCTTACTGCCGCCGCACCTACAGCACCCACTGCCCCTCCGGGGACCAATACTACGCAGATTGCCACCACTGCGTTTGTCACAAATGCTATTGGCACTAGCGTCAACAGCGTGACCGCAGGGACCGGCATAAGCGTCAGCGCTCCAACAGGGGCTGTTACAGTTACTAACACCGGAGTGACCAGCGCAGTTGCTGGTACGGGTATTGGTGTCAGCGCTTCGACCGGCGCAGTTACTTTTACCAACAGTGGTGTGACGGGGATTACGGCAGGCACGGGCGTTTCTGTTAACGCAAGCACGGGCAACGTCACGATCACTAGCGCGCCCACTACTTCCCAAGTGCTTACGGCTACCGCAGGTGCGACGGCTGGAGACATCGGCACGTACTCCATCGGCACCAACAACTCCGGCTTTACGATCGGCGCAACCTACAGCGGCGGTACGGCGCAACTTCCAGCAACTGGCACGTGGCGGTGTACCGGTTCGGCAATCCAACTCATCAACGGGACAAATTTCTGCTGGGGCACGTTCATCCGTATCGCCTAAGGAGCAACCATGTTCGACCTACTTAGCGGCGGCCTGCTCGGCGGCATCTTCGGCGGTGTGTTCCGGCTTGTTCCGGAGGTCTTGAAGTTCTTCGACAAGAAGAGCGAGCGCCAGCACGAGTTGGCCATGTTCGACAAGCAGTGCGACC